TACCTGGAAATATCGATGAGTACACTTCTTTACCGCTCATTATTTGTTCATCAAAGAGTTTTTGCTCTACCCCCTTGATGTAACTTTGCATTTCATCCTTCTTCAACATTCTTTGACCTTGTGAATATGCGGTTTTTTCGCTATATCCAGCTTTAATTGCTGATTTAGTAGCATTACCGTAACAATCTGTACCAGGAATAGCGTACGCCTCTGCAAATGTTCTTTGTCGTTTATTCAATTTATTCATCTCATATACCACCACTTTCACGGTAAATCCATTTTTTTATTTTAAATACAAAAAACCTACCCGAGTTTCTCTCGGACAGGTCAATTTTTAAGGAGAAAATATGAATGTTCTACGAAAAATCACAACAATAAGGGAGGTGTCATGGTTCTGTAAAATATATAAATACTTTACACTATCATAATATCGCTTTTTAGGTGTCAAAAACTGTCATTTTACTGTCAACTTTCAATATTCTCCCAATTCTTCCGCCAATCTCAATATAACTTTCTTCTTAATCCGGTGAAATGTGCTTTCAGATATATGCGTCTCATCACACGTATAAGCCATTGTTTTCTGCCCGAAGTAATAAGTTTTAATCACGTCTTTCTCTTTCTCTGACGACCTGTTAAACACACGCTCAATAGCTGTTTTATAGGTTTTGATGTTTCCTAGCCTTATATCGCTCAAGTAGTTTGTCACGACCATCTCAACTTTAGATGAGTTAGATGGTTTATGTTCGCCACCGATATTGGTATCAGTTCTAATATATGGGTATCGTGCTTGCTCTCTATATCACGAATGCGTTTGTCATAATTCGGATAGTCGCATAGTTCATCTTCTAGCTTTCGAACCGTCGACAACTTCAATCCGTATTTCTTCTTTCTACTCAATCGGTTCCCTCCATTCTTGATTAATCTTAAATGTTCATCACTTTCGCTCATTTCTGCTTTTAATAACTATCCAAACTAAATATAGAAGTGGGATTAATACAATGTACCAGTCCATTGATTATCCCTCCTCTGAGAGTTTTCTTCTTTGGTATCTATGATGATATAAGAAACCATCTTCGTCGTACCAAAAACTATAAACACCGTCATCTGTGTCATGTTGATAATAATAAAGTATTAGGTTAGTCATGCTGTCAGTACCTTTTTGTGGCTTTGGTAATCGTTCTGGATATATATTTTCGTATCTTTCTTTGATATTAGGGCTATTCATTTCTGACATACGAGATATAAGTTTATCTGCATTTATTTCCAAACGATTTTTTATCGGATCAAAACTAATTCCATTTTCTTCCAATACTTGAAAAGCAGCTCGATATCGTTTTATCAGTTCTTCATTCATATTCGTCATATCAATCCGACACCTCAGCGTTCAAATGAATATGATCAAATTGATTAAAATCTTGTGGTGGTGTATCGATGTCATCTTGCTTATACTTAACACGCTCAACAACATAAGTAAGTAAACGATAAACCTCAATTACTGCGACACTAATCAAAAACGTTTTGATACATTCTTTTCTACTCATCTTTAGCACTCCCTTTATATTTCAACATTTCAGTTCTATACATTTCTTTTAATGTTTCTTCATCTGGCAATTCGATACCATACTTCTCATAAGTTTCTATGGCATGTGTAGCGTAATCATGTTCCATCTTGTCTCTTTTCTCTGCGTTACCAGCTATATACTCAACCGTCTCATCTTTCAAAGTGCTCATCTTAATAACCTCCATTCGTATACTCTTCATGCGATTCCATTAAACGAAGATAACCATATACAAAATCGACAATCGCGTTTACGTCCATTGTTGCTACGCCAAATGTTTTAGTATTAACAAAATAAACGCCTTCTCTTTCTTCTTCGATAACACAGTTACCAACTTCGATAGTGTTGTTCCCATCGGAATGGATATGATATTCGAACGGTATATCATGTTGATCTAATAAGATCATTAATTTGTTCATTGTTAACGCTCACTCCTTACCGAGTATTTGCTTAACTTTAGTTAGAATATCTTTATTTTTAAACCCGTCGAATTCGACCTGTTTAGAATTACTGTAAGTCTGATTCTTTGATAAACGTTCCATTGATTGTTTTTCCTTTTCTGCCTTTGATTTCGTCATACGCAAACTGTAAACACTCCTGTAAACTCATATCATGTTGTTGAGCTAAGATGATTAACGTTACTACCGTATCGCCTATACCATCTTTTAAAGCCTCCATATTGCCACGTGATAAAGCTGCACCAACTTCTCCCGCCTCTTCGTAAAATTTCAATGCTTGTCTGTCTGGATTGCCATTATGCAAACTTTTATCGATACTCCATTGTTCTACTGCTTTTACTAATTGATCTAATTGATTAGTCATTTTCGTTGTCCTCCTGTATTGAAATAGTGTACTCATCGATATTTCCAGGTAATTCCATCGTCGCAATCTCTTGAGCTTCAAATTCAGCTTTTTCTTCACCGTCAGCTAACACAGTATCTTCAATCACACCAGTATAGTAGATTTCAATATAATATCTTTTCATCACTCTTCACGCTCCAATTTTTGATATTTCAAAACCTCTAATTTTATTCTTGCAACTAACTCATACGAATTAGCGCTTTCATCAACAGCATTGACAATCTCATCAAACGCCTGTGCTTTTCTTTCCAACTCTGCATTACGCTCACGCAACTGAGCTATATCTTTGATGAGTTCGTTACGTTGTTGTTTGTACGAATTACTTTGCTTGAATAAATTAGTGATCAATAATTCTTCCTTACTAACTATTCTTGTTCTATGGCCTATACAAAGTTTTTCTGATTCCCACGGGAATATAGGCCTTGAAATAAGTGATGTCATTTACTCATCCTCCAACTTTTCTAATAATCTATCAGCATAGTTTCTCGCCTTTTTAATGTCCTCAATCTCATCGTCTTTTCTGCCACTTCTAACCGGATATTTAATCATGTTGCCTTTCATAAAACCTTTGAATTCTTCGAACGGTAGTTGTTGATATAAGAATTCAATTACATCGACACCGTCTTTGCCTTCATAATGTGATGGTCGCTTATCCATATCCACTTTATGCGAAAATGGTTCTCTTACCTTACAGAAATCGTAAGTGTCATTGATTGTCATCTTTATACCGTCTTCAGTTTCAACTTCGGCTTTCCAATTATGTTTTTGGTCAAAATGACTATAAACATTTAATACAATTGCTTTAATATCGTAAGCAAAATCGCCTGCATCAATTTGAAATCTAATCACATCATCTTTCTTTAACTCAATTACATTCATGTCTCTATCCCCTTTGCACTCTGCCGTATGAGTCGGTTTTGACTTTGGCAATTAAATTATTTTCTAATGATCTAGCGTATAAACTACGTTTATGTTTTTGTGGTACATTGAACAAATGTGGTTTCTTTCTACGTAATTCTTGTTCTTCTCTTGTAGCAATACGTTGTTCACGCTCATTATCTTCTTCAATCAGTGGTTTAACTGTTCTGTCTGCTAACGGTCTAGCAACATACTGTGTTACTGCAAATCCATTTTCTATAATTCTTCGTCTCAAATCATAATTGCTTAATCCGTTTTTATTTGCTAGCTCATATATTTCTGCTGGCACCTCAACATTTTGATACATAATTCTCATCAAGAAATATAGGTTACCGTACTCATCTTTCATTCTTTTTCTTAACTTAACCATCTACTCCACCTCTGCATCATCTATTGTTATATCTAGTTCTAAAATATCGCTTGGACACTCTCTTAACTCGTTAATTTTGTCTTGCAATCTATCTTCTAACGTTTCATGTTTTCCTACTGGTATGAACGCGTTTACATGTCCTGTGATTTTAAAATTAATTCTCACTTGATGTTCCATCTCATCAACCTTTCTCTTTCTTGCGTTGACGTCTCACTTTCACTAATTCGTCGTATTCAATCCAATCAAGCCCAGTGTATTTAGGCGCTTTACATATCCATGTGAGTTTTACATCTCTGTATAAGTATCTGAACATCTTAGCTT